TTGGCGTTGTTTTTCTTGACGGTCACGAAACTGATCCCGCTGAACCATGTATTCCATTGGGTCGTCGTCTCGCAACTGGTCCCAGTTTGGTTCCGGTTCCCCGGCACCTGTCTGCAACATCTCGTCGGCCATTTGCAGCCTGGTGGCGAGGTGCGCTCTCATCTCTGAAAGCTCCTGGCTCGCCTGCGCAAATTGCTGGCGTTCGCCATCGACCGCTTTACGGTCGGCAGCTAATGCCTGCGTCTTTTGCGTATAGTCGCCACCACGCTGATAGCCAGCGATCAGCTCGTCCGCCGATACATCAACATCCTCACCGGCAACCTTTACCGTGTAGTAGTCAATGGTGGCTTCATCACTGTCGTCGTCATCGTCGTCTGCGACCTGGTCTTGGTCATCCTCGGCGTCTGCGTTTGCCGCTTCTGCGGGCGCATCGTCCTCGGCGTCGTCTGTGCCAGCGTCGAGTATTTCCGGCGCTGGTTGCTCTTCCGCTTCGACCGGAGGTTCCTGTTCTGGAGCCGGTATAGACAGAAGGTGTTCGACCGCGCTGTTTACAGACAGCGGGCCGGTGCCAGTCCCTTCAGGGATGCTGGTATCAGCCATAATTAATTAACCTTTCGATTGTGGCGGTTAGTCGATGCCTAGTTGCCGCCGGGAGAGTTCGCCTGTTACGGCGATTTGCTCGATGTGCCCGCGCACGTCGCGCAGGGCTGTGGTGAGCGCGAATAATCTCTCACGCTCGTCCGTTTGACCTGTGGCTGTTGCTTTCCAACTAGCCGTGTAGGTCGATTCCAATGTTTCAAATGCTTCCGCTAACAGTTCGTTTCGAAGAAGCAACTCGGCGGCTTTGCCGCGTGCGATTTCCTCTTCGCGGTTCATGGGCCTAGGAACATGTCAGGATAAGATTGTTTCTTCGGCTTCACTCGCCTTTCGTCTTCAGGAAGGGAAAGGTCTGGCGGCGGTGGCGGCGGAGCCTGCCAAGTCACCGTGTCTGGATCAAATACCCTCGTATTTTCACCATACGGATTTGGCGGTGATCCCATCAGGCCATACTCACCAATGTTGTACATGCCGCCATGTTGAGCCAGCCCACTCTCAGCCGCTACCCGCTCCAATTCTGGTAGGAACTCCCTAAACTTGGCAGGGACATCGCCCACCCACGGCACGATATTGGTTCCGCCGGATGTATGAACTGCGCCGGGCACGCCGCCTTCCGCGGCTCTCTTCATGACTTCAATCGATGCTGGGTTCAGAAAGACTTGTTGCCTTAGATTTTCCAGTTCGAGCGCTTCTTGTTCTGGGCCTTGCAACGCACGCTGGAAATAGTTCTCTAGCTGGTTAGCCATTCTGGGATCAGCGGTCGGATCTGGGGCCATGCGTCGCATGCCGTACATCGCTAAGGCCAGCGGCAAAGCTGCGCCTGCAAATGAACCGGCAGCGGCAGAGCCTGGGCCGCCGAGTGCGCCGCCTGTTAGGGCACCGGATGCGAAACCCGACATTGGAGCGCCAAGGTAAGTCGTGCCTAAAAATGCTGGTGCTGCTCCAAAGCCCGTTGCGCCAATACCGCCTAAATCCATAACCGCTTGCTGTGCAATCGTTGGCGTTGCTCCAGAACCAAGCGCCTGAATGCCGCCCAAGTCCATAGCCGCCTGCTGCGCCGTTGTTAGCCCCGGTGTCGTGGTCCCATAAGCTGACTGAATAGCCTGAGCTTGTTCCGCCCAAGTCGGGGCGAATTCTGACGTTGCCAGACCGCCATCGCCATATAATTGAGTGGCATCAATAGGCAGGCCTAGGTTGCCAGGTTGCGCGGCAACTGAAGCAGGGTCAACCATCGGGAAGGCATCCACCATTGGCGGCGTCAACGATTGAACCGGGGCGTTTGAAAGTAAGCCACCGTCTAGCGTTGGTGCGATCCCCTCACCAAACGCGCCACCGGGCATCTCTGGGATAGCGCCGCTCTGGTAAGCCTCAATTAATCCCGCTGGCATATCGCTAGGCCCGAACGACGTGCTGAAGAAATCACTGAGCGGCACGTCACTGAATGGATTCAATGCGTCCCAGTTCAGGTTGCCGGTATCGATGCCAGCATGGTCAAGCAGGCTTTTGCCCGTCAGTAGACTGGACAGGTTGTTGGCACCGCCAAGCACGGATGCAGCCGACAGTAAGCCGCCCAGCGTGCTGGTGTCCGCGCCGCCGCCGAAGTCGCCTGATGTCAAGCCTCCACCGCCACCGCCACCATAGCTCGGATAAGTGCCCGACCAGTCGCCGCCTGTCGGGGAATAGGCGTAGGCTCTTGTGGGCGCGTAGGTGGCAAAACCCGGTGCAGTCAGATATTCGGGCGTCGGTGGTGCCCAGGTTCCAATAGGCATCTAAACCACCGCCTTAATATTGGTGCCCTGTTCACCAATCTTGTTAGCCAACTTGATACCTTGCAGCCGCGCTTCGTTTTCAAGCTCGGCCTGCTTGAGTTGCATTTCCATCTGCAATTTTTCTCTGGCCAACTGGATGTCGGCTTCCATTTTCTCGCGCTTGATCTGGATGTCGGCTTCGGCCTTGGCCTTATCGATCTCAACCGCAGCCATGGCGGCTTGCGCCATCGGGTCGGGCTGTTGCTCTTGCTGGCCCATCTGTTGCGCGACTTCCGGCGGCACGTCGTTAAAGAACTGTCCAGCGTCCTTGAAGCCAGCAGCCTCGACCATTTTGCGCAGGGTGCCGACATATTGATTGACGCCCACGACCGGATTGGCTGGGCCGAGTGTTTGCAATAACTGTTCTTGCTTGCCAGCGATCTGTGCGAGTAACGCTAATTTTTGATCTTGTTGTGTGGTGCCCAGGCCGACATTCACGATCAGATCGAAACCGGAGGTCCACTCGCGTGGGTCCATTTCCACATAATTGTTAGTGAGTCTGATGATCTGCGGGGCATCCTGATAGTGGGTAACCAGACGTAGGATGCCTTTGAACAGGTCGCGGAAGCCCGTTTCGGCAAATACCCTGGCGATCTGTTCAACTTTGCACTGGGCTGCGCTGACTGTGGCTGCGACTGCCGTGGCCGTAGTTGACTGCAATGCGTCAGGGTCTAAGCCCATAGAGGCTTTGCTGATCCCGGTGCGGGTCTCGCGCACGTTGTCGAGGTATTCCAGCAACGGGAATGTGGACTGCCAGACCGGCTGTATCGGCAACGGCTGCACCATGCCCGGTGCGCGGACTCTCACTATGTTGCCGGGCCGGTTCTCCATCAGGTCGCTGATATTGACTTGGCCCTCGACCGCCATCACTCGCGGATTTGTAGATTGGTAAGCACCATCCATGATCTGCCGCAGTACCGTGGACTTGATCAACTGCAAGTCTTGCGTGTCGTCGGTGACCGACCGGCCAACCAGGCGGTGCGGGATCAAATGTGGCGTTAATGTGGCAAAAGGTAGTTGGTCAAATGGCTCGTCTTCTAAAATCTCGCGGCCCGCGCCGACGCAGAAGAAGCGCCGCAACTCGCTGACGCCCGTGCCGTCGTCTACTTTCATATAGGCTTCAACGCACTCGACCTCGCGCCTGCTTGGGTCGATAGTGCTGTCGCCGCCACCACTCGATAAATCTTGAAAGCGGGCCGTCACCTCCTCGCTCATGTTGCTCTCTTCGCCGCCGCTATACCGCTCGATGTCGTCGCGGTCGTAACCCATGGTGATCAGTTCGCTGACGCTCATCATGCGGCGGTGGCCGACGAAGTCCGCATCTTCCAGGGACTTCGCGTGGCGTGAATACAGAAACTCTTCGGGCGGCACGTTCTCCAGAACGCACTGGCCGTTTTCCAACTTGGTTCTGATTTTGACTGAATAGGTTGGCGGCAGGGCCTGCGCCATATCGCCGTATTCCTCGTCGGCCTCGTTGTCGGCGTAACCGCCGTAACCGATTTCCTGTTCAAGGATCTCGACCTTGGGGTCGTTGACCAGCATGGCCAGTTGGTTCTCGGTCAGGCCGTCGTAGGATTCGGGGCCGTCAAATTCCGGGTCACGCCAGTAGAACTTGACCACGCCAAGGCGGAACACCAGGGCGTCGTGCATCCAGTTCTGGATGACCTTGTAGCCGGGGTTCTGGTCGGTCACGATCCAGTTAACGTATTCGCTGGCTTGCTTGGCGGCGTCTTCGTCTTCAGGGTGGCGCGGCTGAAAGCTGACGTAGTCCTTGCTGCTGGCAAAGATCTTCATCAGAGAAGGCATAATAAAGCCAACGGTGTCGGCGACGTCCCGGCTTACGACCTGGCTCTGGTTCTCGACTTCATTGCCGAACGGCTCGCCGTAGTAGTAGTTGGTCGCCTTATCCCGAAACCCGGTATGCTCCTCCTCTTGATAGAGGACAGCGTCATCGATCTCGTTCTGCACGATCCGATGGATTTCGGTGTCGTCAAGTTTGGCCATGTTTCTGCCTTATTTGCGCCGCTTTGGCTTGTAGCCAGCGGCATGGGCTGCGCGGGCTTGTTTTGCCGCGCCTGCCTTGGTTTTGTATGTCTTGCCGCGGCTTCCCCAACGGTAGCCGCCTTTGGTTTTCTTGATGGGCATTTGTATTTCCGCGTGGTATAAAATTCGCATGAACCATTTGCGTGATTTGATCGAAAAATACGCCCAGCAGTTATGCGGCGGCACGATGCCAGAGGCGAAAACTGAATTTGAACTGGAAGCCCTGTTCCAGGCCCGTGTTGCTATTGGCGATATAAATCTAACCGACTAATAAAGCAGCCCGTTTGGGCCTTCGCGATCTTGCTGGCTGGCCAAAAGACCGCCTGTGCCTACAGCAGCCAGCGGTACGACCAGAGCCTCTTCCCTTCTGGCAAACTTTTTGAACAACTCGTCCGGTGTCATGCCGCGCTTCTTCGCCTGTTTCTCTAAATTTTCATTAAAGATATTCATAAAAGTATTCAGAGAGCCGCCGCGCACCCCGGTCTTTTCAGCCGCCCCTACCCAGAACGCGGCCTGGAGCTGCGGCGTGGTCATGCCCATCTCTTCGGCCAATTCGCCCATATACTGTTCAAATGCCGCGTATTCATTTTCCCCAGGCAAGTCTTCCCAGACAGTTGGCTCATTGCGTAGGCGGCGGACCAAGGCGTCGCCGTTGGGTAATTCACGCGCAGCTTTCTTTGCATTGAAAGATGGAACGTCCTTACCGCTCACCTTACGCATTCTTATGTACTTCTCGACGCCTGGGAAATCCTTCTTCAGGCTATCAACAAGACGGTGAGCGATTGTAGCGGAACCGTGCAGCCAATCAGGGTTACCTGCTTGCATCGCCATTAAGCGGGTGAAGTGCTTATCTGCCGCCATGTTAATCGGGTTGCCCCGCAAACTCTGTGCAAAGCCACGCGGTTTGGGCGCGACAATGCCCGGTAAATCGTGAAGAAAGCCTTCCGGCCCATGTTCAAAAAACTTACCCAACAGTCTTGATTGATACCGTTGCGTTTGTGATCCGTAGCCACTGCCTTTCGGCGGCACCATTTCACCACGCTCAAATTCAGCCAAGCGCTTCTTCATGGCGGGTTCGCTTTGTGTATGCCAAAACGAGGCCGTTCTTAAATTCGGCTGTACGGCTTGGTTGGGACTGGTCGGCCCCATCAGGGTCATGTACCGCTTCCATTCCGCATCACCGGCCTTCTCGCCTAGCTCGGCAATAAATCGGTCACGAAGTTCTTCAGTATTATACCAGTCCAGTCCGCCACGCTTGACGCCGCGCTTAACAACATCCGTCAGGCTCTTTTTAAGTTTTTTATCGGTCCTAAATCGACCCAGTAAATCCGTTAGACGGGCAGATGTTCCCTTCGGGGCGATGTGCCTCTCCACCGTCCCAGTCGTGCGATCCGGCGCTGCGCCCTTATATCTTCTTGGATCAGCCATGGAAGCATGACCCGGCAAGGCTACGCCTGCCAATGAGGCCGCAGCCCATAGTGCGTCTGATCCAGCTTGACCATAGTCGCCGCGCAGGGCCTTCCGTACCGCTTCACTGCCGTAGGCTTGATAGTCCCTAAGGTCGGCACCCAGCGTGAACTCGCCCAACAGACCCGGCAATGCCGCCAGCGGTTCGTAGGCCGGTCCTAAGAGGCCACGGGCCACTTTCTGGTACTTGCCAGCCGATAGGTCGTCAAACAGACCAGCCATCAGGCTGCGGCGTCCAATAGACCGCGCGGTA